CCTGACGACACTGCTTGAAGTATCTGTCTTGAAGTAGCGCAAGTCTTTCCACTTCTCCGTTCACGACTTCTTTTCTGATCTTCACTGGCTGTCCGTATTCGTCCAGCTGCTTTGTTGCGATCTCAATTTCCACCATGATCGGCTGTCTGTTCAGTTCTTGCGTGACTGCGATGTATTTTTCTTGCGCGATGACCAGTCTTGCAAGCGCATCAACATCAAGGTTTGATATAAGGTCAATCGCACGAAGTTCCTTCACGATTTTCTTGAAGGTTCTTTTCTGTGTCGGCGATAAGTATTGCGGTGCTGTCACTTTATCCGCAGCCGCTTTCACTTCTGTTCGCTGACGTTCTTCAATTTCTGCTTTTGTCAGGTGTTTTTTGCCTTTTGCCTGCACCAGCGCGATCGGCTGTCGTTGTCCTGCCATTCTTCTGCGACCTCCCTTCTTTGCTGGTTTCCTTGCGGTGTGTCAGAATCTGACACGCACCCTTTTCGGATGCCCTGATCTGGATTTTCCGTGGGGAGTTTTCTCCACGGAAGAGGGGAAGCGCGACTAAATAAACTTAACCCGATACTTTTTCATACTCCCCCTGTCGCCTTCCAGTGGCGTTCTATCAGGTCATACAACATCTTTTGTGTCGCTTTTTTTGTCTGTTCATCCTTGCTGTACAAGGCTTCAATGATTCCATGGCTGTGATTGCTCAATGGGATCAGATTGGTTGCATCAAGTCGTCTGTTCCAGTCGTCTTCAATAGGTGTGATATGATGCACCATGTCAGCTGTCTGTATTACATGCAGCACATAGAAGGCATATATATCAACGCCATCAAACCGCCTGATTGTTTCGGCTCTTGTCTTCCTCCACTCACTTGATACATAGAAGGCTGCTGTCTTCTTGTTTCTTCGGTGTTTGTTGTATTCCATGTGTCTTGACTGCTGCCCTGCTGCCTTCGCTGCACAGGCTTCACATTCAGCTATATTCTGCGGTATTAAAGCCCCACATCTGCACTTGTGAAATAACAAACCCTTGCACCACCTTCCTACTGCTGCATATGCTTCATATAGCCGTCTGTATAGGCTCTATATGCAGCCGCTTATATATGCCCCTTATATACGCCCTATATATGCACCCCTGTCAGGTATGCCCCTATATAAAGCCTTGTTTTTATGCTTCCTGTGGATGCCCTTATATAAGCACCCACATTCTGCAAATAAGAGGGCAGAAATGCAATAAAAAAGACCGATGCAACACTTCTGTGCTGTTTCGGTCTTTCTGTACAACATTTCACGATACTATTTTACTTTAGGATGTCCCCTATAAAAACCCTCACTTTTCCCACGCTTTTCCCATGCTTTCGTTGTCGTTTCCCTCGAAAAAAGCCTTTTTCAGATCGCCTTTTTTCAAATTCCGTTAATTCCGAATAATTTGACAGACATTTTCTTCAAAATCGCCTTGCACCAGTTTGAAGGGCTGTTTTTTCCACAATCAAGCTGATCCGCAATTTCTTCAAAGGTCAGTCCGTCAATATAGTGCATTCTGAACGCTTCATACTTGTACAATGTGCCTTCTTTCCTGCTTTCGGTTTCCAGTTCGGTCAATGCCCTGTCAATGTTAATAATCATCATCGCTGTGACCATTTTCGCTTCCTTGACAGATTTCAGCTTCGCATTTTCGCCCTTCAGGACGCTGTATGCCGCTTCTGTGACTTCTTCTTCCTCCGTAATTGCATTATTGATGTATTTTTTCAAATCTATGTATGATTCCATCAATCTTCGTGTGTTATACAGTGTTTTTTTCTTCTCTGCTCTCTTTTCTTCAATTTTTACTTCAGCAAACGCCTTCCGCACCGCGATCCTGATTGCTTCCGTCATGTCCTGCTGCGTTTCATCGCTATTTTGCACATTGCACACCTTCTTTCTACTTTTTAGGCTTTCGCCTTTCATTCCTTCTGGCTTTTTCAATCGCCTTCGCCCTGATCATCGGCATTCCTTTCATTTTGCGTCTGTTATTGCTGATCAGTTCTTTTCGCAACTGCAATCCTGTCCATTTTGTCTTCCTGAGTGCTTCTGTGATTGCTTTCCCTACCTGTTCAAACGCTGGCTTCAACTTTTCAAACGCTTCCGTGATACTC